CTTGACTTTGCGTAACGCTTGACAATGTAACTAATACTTTTGTCCCTGTCTCCATTGAGATTATTTGCGGTACGCCTTGCGCTGTAACTGCGCCTAATGCGGCAAGTGTTGTGGTCGTGACGGTGGCAAAAGACGCGCCTGCTACAACATTGCCGTAACTTGTGATTGGAGATGTAGTAATCCATTTTGTGCCGTTGTATGTCTGGCGAATTGGGCCTTGCGTTCCGCGTCCAGTGCCGTAACCGTTTTTAGTTTCTGCCGGTGTCGTTATGTAGCACTGCATACCTTGAACAGGAGCAGTTGCGCCAGTTAAGGCAGCGTCGCGCGCTGTTTCGGTTGCAAAAGTAATAATGGATTGCTGCATCAATGTCGTATTAACCTGTGCCGCGGTTAATATCGCGCCTGCTGAATAAAGTTGGTATCCGCCGTTTGCTGATAATGGCATATTTTGTTTCCTTTCTAGAAACTGAGAAGGTTGTTGTCAAGCGTTCCGAAAATCGCATCGTCAAGGGTTAGATATTGGTTGCCGTCCGTACTCTCAAAAGTGTACGAAACAATGTGAGACCCTGGAACGATTCGGTGTTCTATTCCTGACGTGATCAGGGTCTGCGATTCTGTAAGCGGGGTTCCGGTGTTGTAGTCCTTCTGGACTGTCACGATTGACGTCAGGTCAATGGCAAAGATGGTTGCCCATTGCGCAGCTGTAAGCGCTGCAAGTTCGCACGAGACGCCTGTGAAGCGGACAACGGGGTTGCGGTACTTGCCGAGAAGGTATGCGCCGAGGCCGTTGACTTCTGTTGTCGTTGAGTTCAGAAGATTTAGGAGTTGGTAGGACTGAGACTGATAAAGAGCAATTGAGGTTGGGTCGGTGTTTGTCTGGACGGCTCCGGCGGGACTCTGGGTTGAAATGTTGTTGTACAAGAGTTCCGACCCGTACTGGTTGACGAGACTCATGTATGAAATTCCTGTGCCGTCGGTGGTAAAGGACGCGCCTGACACGGGGTTGAGAACGCTTGACCTGCCCTTGAAGGTGAGGGTGCCGTCGGCTGAGGTGTACAGGTACCCCTGTTCGGACGTGTTGACCTGCTGTAGATAGTTGAGGACGTTTGTGTCCTGAGAGACCGCGTAAGCGCCGAGAGTCGAGGTCCCTGTACCGATAGACCTTGCGCCCTGATAGGCAACCTCTGGACGGTCTAGGACGGCGTCTACGCGCAATCCTGAAGTCTGTGCCGACGGGGTGAAAGCGTTAAGTTGCTGATTGGCAAGGGTGCCGAAGGTGTCAACGCATCTGGCGTACATTCTGCCCTGGTTGGCGTTCTGATAATCCAAGTCCCAATCCTCGACAAAGCCTGTGTAAATGGGAGTGCCGTTGGCGTAAATGATGATGGGCGAGCGAGGCAATACAAACGGGTAGTAGATCGAGGAGTCGTTGAGCGGGTCAAGGATGCGAGAGTTGTTGTTGAACACGACCTGTGCGGTTCCTGCGTTGAACTGGTCAAGTTGGCGGTTGCGTCCGCGCTTGATATTGACCGACAGAACGAGCGAAGTCAGGTCTGCGTATGCAAGACCGCCGAGGGTGCCTGTGTCTAAAAGACCGAAGACTGCGTCGTTGAGTTGGAAGGGTTGACCGAATCCTGTGGTCGTCTGGAATCCGACAAGCACTTGGTATGTGGGGACGGTCACAGTGTCGTTGCCGGTGCGAAGACCGCTCCCGAGTTGCGTTGCGCTGCGAGGATGGCGTCGATGATGTCTTGACCGACTGTGGCGGGCGACGAGATAAGTCCTGCGTCGATGTTGAAAGTTGTGTTGCTGAAGTCAATACCTGCAAGACCGCCTGCCATCGTGTTAGATCCTGTACCCGTTGGCATTGCCGAAAGCGGAGGTTCTGAGTTTTGCACCTTGCCTGGAGCAGCTGCTGCAATTGATGGCGGTGCGCTGAATACGTCTGGGTTGGCAGCCATGATTTCTTTTTGGGACTCTTCGAATGCTCGTGCGCTTGTCAAGCCTCCACTGCTTCCGCCTCCCCCGCCAATTTTTGGCATTGCGAAACTTTTGCCACCGAGGAGAGGGACCCATGACGGGATGGTGAAAGCCAATTTGCCGACGGTGTTGTTCCAGACGGCAGCGATTGCATTGAAGACAAATGTTGCTGCACCGAGCAAGCCTTGAAAGAGTGGGATTGTGACGTTGCTAATCCACCAACGGATTGCGCCGAACAAGCCGTCAACGATGTCGCGGAATGTCTCAAATTTCTTGTAGGCGATGACTGCAGCTGCTGCGACCAAACCAATACCGATTGCGATTGCGGTGATTGGGTTGATGCTCATTGCAATGTTGATTGCAACAATTGCTGTGGCAATGCCTGCGAGAGCGGCTCCCATGATCACGAAGAACTCGGGGTTGTCTTGCGCCCATTTTGCAAACTTGTTGATTAAGGGAAGAACGGCGTCGAGGACCGGCAACAAAGCTGCACCGATTCCCTCCTTTAGTTCCGCAATGCCAGTTGTAAATCTTGCCAGCTGTCCTTCGGTTGTTTCGCCTGCTGCCTTACCGAAGCCGCCAAAGTTTTCAGTAAGTTTCTCTTGAATGGCTCCAAAGTCTTTGGATTTGATAAGGCCCTGATCAAGACCAAGTCCTAGTTTTCCAAGGGCGTTGGTGTTGCCGTCGTAACCTTTGGCCAGCGCAGCGGTAACTGTCTCAAGGCTTTTCCCGGAACCTTTTGATATGTCAACGGCAAGGGCCAATAGGTCCTGCGCCTTTGTGACATCGCCGGTACTGCGGGATAGCCGGGCCATGGCCGGGCGCAGTTCATCATCGGCCACATTGGTTGAAAGCATCAGGGAGTCAATGAAATCTCCGTTGGCTTTGATTGCGTCGTCAGTTGCCGTTGTTGATTTGCCAAGTGCGATGGCTAGAAGATTTGCTGCTGCCTGATCCTCAATGGCAGCCTTGGCGCAGTCAATAAGGCCAGTGGCTAATGCTGCAATGGCAATGCCAGCAGGGACGGCTGCTTTCTTAATTGCAAATTGTGCCTTTTCGCCATTGGTCTCAAGGTTTTTAAATTCCTTGACTGCCTTGTCGATTCCTGCGCCGTTGAACTCTGTGATAATTGGGATTGCGATTGTCATTGGAGTTCTCTTTCAACGCGGGCTTTGACTTCATTAGTTGCGCGTAGAAGTTCGCGTTCAATCTCTTTACGCTTGCGAAACACGGCGGGTCCAAGGACGCGCGTATGGTTGGGGCGTAACTGCCCAAGTGAATCGCCTAGGCGGTTTTGATTGGCTCGTCCTGCTGCTTCAAAGACCGCAGCTGCGACGTTGGTCTGAGTGATGTAAATCAAGGAAGTTGCTTCTCGAGAAGCGTCAACCTTTAATTTGACTCCAGATATTGCCTTTGAAACAGAGAACGGAAATATCTTTTTGTTGGCTTGTTCCCATGCTCGAGCCATGCCGGACAAAGGTACTTGCGTGTAGCCCTTTTGAACTTCTTGTATGGCAGGTGCAGCAATGCGGGTTGCGTCAGCGGTGAACTGCTTGCGCAGTCCAGGCTCAATCTTGTTAAGAGAACGAATTGCGTCACGGACGCCGACAACTTGAACTGTGGTGTTTGTTGTCATCGTCTGCTCCTTTGTGCTTTCTGTTGTTCGTTTAACACGTCAACAACCGTGAAGAGATCGTCTGTGTCGAATGGGATGTCGGGTGTCCAGTATCCAGTCGCGACAAGAACCTCGGCTAATGAGCGTCGGAAACTGCCGCTTCTGTAAAACTTGGTGCATCCTCCGACACAACTTCGATTGACTTTGTTTTCTTGATAAATTCGTCAAAGGCGAGCGGGGTTGTGATTCCTGCAGCTCGAGCAGATTCGAATGCAAAGAACGCAAGGTCTTCTGCGCCGATGCCGTTGGCAAGACTGGATGCTTGTCTTTTGAATTTGCGTTCCCATGCCACGACAACGAAGAGATTCGTTTCGCATTCATAAGGGTCGCCTTCAATCGGTGTTACTTGTAGTCGGATTTTCATTGTTTCCCTCTTCTATGTTCTAGACGATGTCTCGTACCCAAGTACCGTTAGTCAGGCTGATTGAGGCAACCGCGAGGGTCCCCACAGACGACATGATCACAGGTGCTGCGTCAAGTGTTGCATTATCAATCGTATATTCGGGATTTGATGGACCTTCTGTCGCTCCTGATGGCGAGACAACAATTGTGCATGATCCAGCAGTGTTGATTGCTGCAAGCAGTGTTTCAATTTCTCCAACGCCGTATGAAAGAAAAAGGTCGAGGTTGACTGCAACGGTCTGCAATCCTTTTGTTCCACGATGACCAGTGTCTGCCAGCGAGGTGCTGTCCAAAATATCAAAGCCAACCATGACCTCACATTTTGACAGTTGATCCGATACGTCGTATGCGGTACCGCCAGAAGGGGTAATTGTGCAGGTGGCTCCTGAGAGGAATGTGCTTGTTGCCATTGGTGGCTCCTTAGTTTCTCTTCACGGCGATTGCCACCGTGAGGTCGTATGTGGGTATGTCTTGTCCGCCGTAGACCGCGTTGCCTGGACGGGCGTCGATGACTGCGATGGACGAGTTCATGATGGTGTCAACTGTTGACATGAGATAGTCGCCAGAGTCTTGATTGCCTGGAGGAGCTGCCAAGACTCGGACGGGAATCCGAAAGTCGCCGATGTTGTATGTGAATGAGGTCATGACGGGGAGTTCAATCATGACGGACATTGGGCGCGCGTTTCGGGGATCTGTGACGGGTTTGAGACCGAGAGCGGTGAGAGCGGTTTTGATGGCGTTGACTGCGTCGACGAGGATTCCTGTTGCAGCCATTACGCGACCTGTGGTCTTCCGCAGCCAATGA